CAAGAGGTGTGCCACCAAGTTGTTCGTACTTTGAAGTAAATTGATCATTGAAGCGGCTACCAGAAAAAAGGATTTGATATGCAACTGTCTTGAACGCTTGCTCGTATTCTGCCTTTTTCATGTCACTTGAGAACAATTCAGCGATAACAACGTTTGACATATCGAACTCGTTTTCGTTTTGCCCAAGACTGTTTTGAGTATGAAGTGAAGTGAATGAATAGACTTGAAATGGAATTCCAACCTTTTTGCAAAACTGAATTAGATTAAGAGTATGCTCTAACACATCTTTAAGTACATAACTCATTGAACCTGAGTAGTCAATAAAGAAAATCATGCCATGACTCTTAGCATCAGCCAAACGCATTGTGGTGCTGAAGATTTGATCATCGTACTTGTACTTGTGCAAGTTATTCACGTCGATCGTACCATTGCGAGACTCTTGAGCTCGTGAGTATTGGTATGATGCTTTACGACGTTCGAACTCGCGAGCAAGTACAGAAGCTCTTTTGTTTACAAGCTTCTTTAGTTTGACATAACGATCGTTGTGATCTGCACATTTTGAATAAATACCACTGCTAAATAAATCCTCGATTTTTGGACGTGCATCTAAAACTTTGCGATAAGGAATAACACACTTATCAATAGCGCTTTTGAGCGGCATCATAGCAATATCAATGCGACTACTATCACGAGTAGTTTCTTCTTGAATGTTGTTTTCAAAAGCTTCGAGAGTTTCAGACTTGTACTCTTCGGTGGAATCTTCAGCAGCGTCATTTGCGGCACCAGCACCATTAGTGTAAGTTGCTTCTCCATTCGACTCTTCGTCATCATCTGATTTGATGTCTTCGGACGAAGCTTCGTTGCCGTCTTCAGTATCTTCAGCAGATTCGCCTTCGGCTTCTTCGCCATCGTCAGAATCATCTTCGCTTTCGCCACCGTTAGAAGGTGTGTTACCTTCTTCTTCGTTACTATCAGCTTCGTCACCATCAGCAGATTCACTAACACCTTCGTCACCTTCTTGATTGTCAGAAGGAGATTCGGTTGAGTCTTCTTCTTTTTTCTTGTTGGCTTCTTCAGCAATAAATTCTTTGATCTCGTGGTAAAGTTCAACAACATCTTCGAATGTTTCAGCCTTTAGGCACTTGTTGTAAATTGCAAGCTCTTCGTCAGACAGAGAAATGTCAGCGTGAGGTCCAATTTTTGCTTTAAGGTTAAGACGATCGAGAAAGTTTAATTCTTCAATGTTCTTACCTTCGACTTTGAAGAAGTCACCTTCGACCAATTTCTTGTAAGCTCCATTGAAAATGCGAGGCATTCCAGCGTATTTGAGTTTGATCAAACGCTCGATGCGAATGTCTTCAACAATATTAAGGATATCAAAGTGAGAACGACATTCTTCTTCAAGGAACTTTTCGAACTCTGCATGTGGGGTGTACAGCGCATGTGAAACCTCGTGGCCTACAAGCATGTCATATACAACCTTACCTTGATCCTTCCAAACTGGAAGACCAAGTACTCGATTCTTAACGTCGAAGTAAGCAGTCGATAAAGACTTATTGTGCGTGACAGTAATATTCTCAGTAGCCAATAGTTTGGCCAGAGATGATTGATTTTGAAGATCTAATATTTTTTCCATATTCTAATTAACTGATATAGATATATTATACTATATAAACTAGAATATGTAAACCATTAACAAACTGTTACCCGTCATCTACTTAAGAGCTTTTGTATTTTTAGTTGTAGAATAATCACAAAATTATGGAACCTCTATTTGCTTAATAATTTCCTCATAAGATCCATACTTTACCTTTTTATTATGTTTTGTCTCGTATTCAGGTAACATATGATTCACCATATGATGACGAAAAAGCTCATCATCGATTTGGTCGGGGTCACTATTTCTTCGCGAGTTAGTAATCGCGATTATATTATTCTTAATGTCTTGGCTATATTGATCCATTGGTACTTACTCGACTAAAGTTATTAACTTTCTCAAACTCGATTTTACTTGGAAATTTACCATCGAGGACGTCCTTCTTATGAGAGATAATAAAGACATTCGTATCTTTCTTAAGGCTATATAAAATCTTAAGCAAATTATCAACTCCATCCACATCAAGAGATGAATCGAATGTTTCGTCAAGTATAAGTAAGTTTGTATTAGCAGAGTTCTTCATTCGAGCAATTTGTCTCCATGCAAAAAGCAGAGCCAAATCAATCCGTGATTTTTCTCCTTCAGAGAAGGAAGCATAACTAAATTCATCGCGATGGCGAGATTTGATTGTTTCATTGAATGATTCATCTAAATCGAATTTGACAAAGAAGTCTAAGATGTTAAGATACTTATTAATAAGATTATTCATTACTGGAAGATATTGGCGAATAATCTTTGTCTTGATTCCAGTGTCTTTGAGCAATTCACCAATAGCATCATAATATGATCTCGTTTCTAACTGCGATGATTTGTTTTGAAGTGTTTCTTCGTATTGAACCTTTCTCTTATCTAAGTCAGCTTCTGCCTCCTTTGTATCAGTTAGCTTATTAACTGAGTTATTCTGATTTTGAAGTCCTGACATCTGTTTGTGTAAATTGCTAACTAGATTTTGATTAGATCTAATATCAGATAGAATATCTTGTATCTTTATATATGCTTCATTCGTAGCATCGAACTTGGCATTTGCACTTTTGATTTTGTCTTCTAATACCTTTAAGCCATCGTTTAACTCCTGCGCCTTTGTTTGGGCTTCAAGGTTTTTAGCCTTCTTTACTTCACTACTAATCGTCTGATCACATGTAGGGCAACAATCGTTATCTTCAAAGAACCTAGCATCTTTTACAACCTTTTTGATATTTGTATTAATTTGAATTTTAAACTCATTTAAAGAATTTTGTTTATCAATAGCAGCATTCTTTTTCTTTAAAAGAGAAGGAGCAACCTCATCATAGTTAGACTGTAACTCATTATTTCGCTTTTCGAGAAGATCGATTTCTGTAGATATAGACTCGATTTGTTTAAGAGCCTTTGTAGACTGCTGAATATCGATATTCTTTAACTCGGTGATATGCTTTGTTTGAAGAGAGATTTGCTCTTTAATGATATTGATTTGTTGATCTGTATCAAGAATATCACTCTTTATTTTTGAACATCTGTCCTTAACGAGCGTATTCATCTTTGTAAAAATACCAATATCGAGTAGATCCTCAATCACATTCCTACGTTGGTGTGATGGAAGCTGCATAAATGGTATAAAGTTGCCTGATCCAAGAACAACAACTTGGTGAAATGACTTATGATTTAGTTTAAGAATATTAGTTTCAAGAATCTTTTGATAGTCACGGCTGTGTGATTCTTGGTTAAGAAGCTTATCATTATGATAGATCTCAAAAATGTTTGGCTTCATACCTCGAACAACGCGATATTTGTTTGGTCCAATAGTGAACTGAACCTCAACAAGTAGTTTTTTATTATTAATACTATTGACTAATTGAGGTCGATTGATATTACGATGAGGTTTACCAAACAATGCATATGATATTGCATCCAACATTGTTGATTTTCCAGCACCATTAGATCCTACAACAAGAGTTGCCGAATCTTTGTTTAATGGTATAACTGTTGGTGTATCTCCTGTTGATAGGAAATTCTTATAAGATATAGATTCAAATATTAGCATTATATAGATTCCATTTGTTGAGCTTCGACAAATAATTCCTGAAGCATGCCTTTGAGTTTGTCGGTTTCTAAATCAGTTTCTATAGAATCAACATAGGTATTAAGCAGTGTAGGTGTGTCGACTGTAGATACGGTATCATCACTAACATTTTCTCCAACATATTCATCAAAAGTTTCAACGATTTTAACTTCAAAGGGTTCATATGATTGAATGCGGTCAATGAATTTGTCGAATTCATAAAGGTCTTTTTTTGAAACAACTACGATCTTTACGTATGTTCCATTAATATCATTTTTAGTTATTGTTTCGGTTTCTGTATCATTATACCTTATTCTGCGAAAAAGTACATATTTATTTCTTATTGGTACTAATTCACGAGTTTGGGTATCGATAGTGTGGAAATATTTTGGATCACCAGCATCGGACCAAGTCAATTCCATTTGTGTTCCAAGATAATGAATATTGTTCTTATTGGACTTTGTGTGATAGTGACCAGATAAGATCATTTCATATCGAGAAAATAAACTCGCATTTAGTCAATGCGAAGAAACAGGTAATCCTTTACCCATCTCAAATCCTTGTAATTCTAAATGCGAAACAAGTATAGATGATTTGGATTTAGCAATAAACTCCATGCATTGATCGTGGTTATCCTGTGTCATCCACGGTAGAAATCCGATGCTTAGTCCATCAAACTCTTTATCAGCTGGATCTAAATGAATAGTGATTCGGTCTTTATATTGTGTTAAAATCTGTTGAAGAGAATTAAGAGAATTGGTATTTTTCCAATATACATCATGATTTCCAGGAATAATATCCATTGTCATATCATGCTCGTATAGCTTAGAAATAAAACACTCATACGCATGTTCTAATACTTTATAATTAACATACTTACGATGATCAAAGAAGTCCCCAAGATGCAGAACTTGTTTAATATCATTCTCGACACAATATGGAAAAAATACCTCATCAAAGAATTTTGATGCATAATCCATAAATATAGCCGATCCATTCTTGACACCAAAATGTGTGTCATTCAAAATAGCAATTTTACTCATAATATATTAAAAGAAAAGTTCAACACCGCGGGCAGGTGTATCTTTGTCTTCCTTCTTAATCTTCTTTTTAAATTCTTTAATAGCAGTATCTTTATCTTTAATAGACTGATTCTTTGAACGAATAGTATTAATGATATTCTCTGAATCTAATTTGGGCATATCTGAATCAAAATCAGCAAATGCATCTACGCCTGCATAGGCAATATATCTTTCTTTAATGTCTTGTTGTTTCTTTTCTTTAGCGATACGTCTGAGAAACGCGAAATATGATATCTGAGTAAAATATGCAAACGCATTTGGTAATCCAGTTCGTGTTGCTTTCTCAACGTTATAATTCATAATAGCTTTGATACAATTTTCTACTGCATCCATCACCATCTCTTCTCTATATGTATATCCGATAAAGTTTGGTTTGTGGGATAGACCATCACTTATCTTTAAAAAGCATCTACCAATATAATCAGTAATTACTGGTTCGTCTTTTCCTTCTGTGCGAGATTCATTAACGCTATTAACATAATCGACGACTGCTTGGGAAAATTCTTTATTATTGACATAATGCTCTTTGGCACGACGTACGCGCTTAGCTGGTTTTTTAGCTGGTTCTTCTTTTTTCATAATGTATATTATACTCTATTTAATCACATTTGTAAATAGTTAATTTTAAGGTTTACTTATTACATATAAAGTGTTATAATTGATATAATCAACCAACCAATACCTCAGTTAGCTTTCCAATCCCATCGACATTCAGAAGATTTATTCAACTTATCAAAGAAGTCATCCATTGAATCTAGATTATCAAGTTCATCATTATCATCTTGATTTAATACGTCTTTATCAATATTACTGATATTAGTCAGAAGTTTCTCGTAAGCAATATATTTTAAATAATATGATATTACTGCTTCGCTAGAATTACTTCTAGATATTATATTCGTTGAATTCAATTCTACGATATCATCTTGATCAACTATAACCCATGGTCTTAGTTTAACCATAGTGCTATCTCTTATTAACTCAAGAGGATTAGCGACATATATTGCTCCATTATCTTCATCTACATCCAATTCTTCAGCTATAAGGTATGTACCATCAGACAACCTATATGTAAATAGATTCTCTCCATATAATTCTTCATAATATTTATTCATTTCATTGGTACCTCATGTATGTTATAATTAAAACCTTCTTTAGCATAAATCTTAATTCTATTTATAGCATGAGAATGCGTATAGTTTTTATGCTTCTTCCAACAAAGGTTATCAGCTAAATCATAAACGACTGTA